GTTTCTTATAACAACATCATTCGATACACACCAGGCGATACATTTTGGTTATGAGATACCGGAACGATTTGTTGAACGTAAACCAGGAGATACAAAATTATGGCGGGCCTTATCTTAGAAGACATAAAAGAGAGTTTAGGACTTATGCCTGATAATCTAGGATTCGATTTGGAGTTGCTTATATTTTTGAACTCCGCAAAAGTGAATCTTGTTCAATTGGGCGTTACAGAGATGGACATTACAATCACAGAAGAGACGGGTTGGCCATCGTTTACGAACTCCACAGTTGGAGATCTTGTAAAACATTATTTAAATGTGAAGGGAAGACAGACCTTTGACCCAACAGCAAGCGAAACAATAGCAAGAACGATTTCCAACTCTGTCACAGAAGTCGAGAGTCGAATTACTCACGAGGTAGAGGAGAATACGCCATGAACTATACTATTGAGGATATCATAGAACACCACGGAGTTAAAGGAATGAAGTGGGGGGTTCGAAAAGATAGACGTAGTAGCGGAGCGGCTGCCCGACGAAACACAAGAGCAACACCGAAGCCACCGCCAAAGAAAACAGAAGAAAAGCGGGTTAGTAGTAAAAAGTTTAAAGCTAAAGACGCAACCAAGTTGTCCGACCAAGAACTTAGAGAGCGCGTTAATAGACTTAATATGGAGAAACAGTATAGGGATCTTATCTCTAAACAAAATCCTCCAGGCACGGTTAGTAGAGGGGTAAAGGCCGTTGGAAGGATACTAACTAGATCTGGAGAAACGGCCCTAACCAAGTACTTCGGCAAGGCGGTTTTTCCGGTGCTCATTAACAAGGCGGCCTCTCGATCCCGTCGTTTACCAGCTTTTCCAGGTCAGTAATAGCCTATGATTGAATACCCATCAAACACAGCCACACCCATATATTACCAAGAGTTCAGAAGGAAAGTCTTAGCGGGAGAGATGCCTATCTGTAGAGAAATCTCTTTAGAGATGAACAGAATAGATCGTCTGATTGCGGACCCAACATATTACTATGACCCAGAACCGGTGGAGGCCTTTATACGCTTTTGTGAAAAAGAGTTGACGAAGACCGACGGCTCCGAGTTGCAAGTCCTAGATTCCTTTAAGTTATGGGCGGAACAGCTATTTGGTTGGTATTATTGGTCTACCAGAAACGTTTATAATAAGGAAATTGGGGACTTTGAAGAGGAAATATTCTTAAAGCGCTTAGTTAATAAGCAATATTTAATAGTGGCTCGTGGCGGAGCCAAGTCAATGTACGCTGCATTTATTCAGGCGTATTTTCTGATAGTTAATGGCGAGACGACTCATCAGATAGCGACAGCTCCGACAATGAAGCAGGCAGAAGAGGTTCTCGGCCCGATCAGGACGGCCATGACTCGCCATCCAGGACCTCTTCTGACCTTCCTAACAGCAGAAATGAAGGGGATCAATGTAAATCGTAGATCAAACTACAACACTATGTTAGCGGCCACAAAAAGGGGTATAGAAGCCTTTATAACCGGATCCTTATTAGAGATTCGGCCAATGACAATTGATAAATTACAGGGGCTAAGACCAAAAGTCTCTACCCTAGACGAGTGGTTATCTGGCGATATTCGTGAGGATGTTGTCGGTGCTGTTGAACAGGGGGCCTCAAAGTTAGAGGATTATATTATTATCGCAGTTAGTTCCGAAGGGACCGTTAGAAATGGTTCTGGGGACGAGGTTAAACTTGAGTTAAGGAAAATTCTTAATGGAGAGTACGACGATCCTCACACATCGATCTGGTATTATAAAGTAGACGATGTTAGTGAAGTCGGTGATCCAGAAATGTGGATCAAGGCGCAGCCAAACATCGGTATTACAGTTTCTTATGAGGCTTATCAAAAAGATGTACTGAGGGCTGAAAACGCGCCGTCTACAAGAAACGATATTCTTGCGAAACGGTTCGGTCTTCCAATGGAAGGTTATACATATTTCTTTACTTATGAAGAAACTCTCCCGCACGCGCGCGTAGGAAGCTTTGCTAATATGGAGTGTGCGCTTGGAGCGGACCTCTCACAAGGGGACGATTTCTGTTCGTTTACCTTTTTATTCCCACTTACTGACGGAGCATATGGTGTTGTTTCCATCAACTTTATTGATGAGAGGACATATAAATTATTACCCGCGGCGGCAAGGTTCAAGTACGATCAGTTCATACGTGAAAATTCCTTAATTGTTATGGAAGGTAATGTTCTCGAAATCGATGAAGTATATGAAGTCTTAGACGAAGAAATAGAGAAGCGAAAATTCGATGTTATGGCGATGGGGTATGATCCATATAATGCCGATGTCTTTGTTAAACTCTGGACCCAGAACTATGGTCCATACGGAATCGAAGTGGTTAGACAAGGAACTAGAACGGAGTCGGTTCCTCTCGGCGAAATAAAGAAATTATCGGAAGATAGACTTCTTTTATTTGACCAAGAGATTTTTAGTTACGCAATGGGGAACGCAATGGTGATGGAAGATACAAATGGTAATATAAAATTATATAAGCGTAGATATGAGCACAAAATAGATCCTGTTAGTGCTCTTATGGATGCTTATGTAGCAATACAAAGAAATCCGGAGATTTTCAAATGAGCTATTTTGGATTACACTTGCAAACACCAGTTGATGGATGGACAGAGGAGATTCGACGGGCGGCTGCCGCAGCAAAACCATATAGATTAGTTAAATCTTTGTGGGTCGAAGCCGGACAAGTTGTAAAGAGTCTGTCTCCAACTACGACAACGGTGTTTCGTCATAATGTAGAACACAAACAACCGTTTTTGGATAGAGCGATACTTTCTACCGCTGAAGCAGACGCTGCGGCGGACGAGTTCATTCTTCAATTTAAAGATTCTGTAAATCAACATGGACATTTAGATTATGTTGAATCATTAAATGAAACGTATGCGTCTGAGGATCGTCTTGGTCAAGAAAAAGCGGTTTCTTTTGATCGCGCTTTTATTAGACGTTTAAAGATTCATTGTCCAAACACAAAACCGGTTGTTTATACAGCCGCTTCTGGAAACATAGATCACGATGAGTATAACATACTAATTCCGTTAGCTTCGGAATGCGCTTCCGCAAAGGGCGCCTTTGGTTATCACAATTATTGGAGTGTTGTAAACGGGAATAGTTATGTTAATTCTTCTGAACACGCTAGAGATTATCATATGAGATGGGCGTGGAGCTTAGATAGTTTCTTAACTGCTAGAGGAATTAGAGTTAATTGGATGCTCGGCGAGAGTGGACCCATAGGGGCTGGTCCAAATGGGTATTGGCAGAGGCCTGATGATGGATGGCTTCATAACGAAGTGTGGAATGGAAACATTAGTGGGTATCTATCAGACTTAGAAAGAATGGATCATCTCTTTAAGAATACACATGCTCATTATCAAGGTCGTTTATTAGGCGCTGCTCTTTTTACTAGTGGCGTTGGGGTTGGCTGGCAATACTTTCAGCTTCAACATTCAGCTCTTATAGCAGTAACTAATTATGTTATTAGCTCAACCGCTCCTCCTCAGCCACCGCAGCCACCCTCTTCAGAGTTTAGAAACGAGGCTTGGAGAGTTACTGTTGAAATGCAAGAAAACGGTCAAAATGGTATTAGATTGAACGCTTTGGCCGGTATTCAACAAGCAATTAGCGCAGAAAACGAAGATAATCCAAGACTTCAACTTCAAATAGTTACATCAGAAACGATTGTAAATGGAAAAACCATTCAAGCAGTCGAGTCTTTAACTGGATTAGTTCCCAGACGAGTTTATGTTTGGGAAGCGGGCAAAGAAGTTTACTTCTTTGAAAGTCCTTGAAGAATTCCGATGTTAGGATGGCCCCTACTCATAGATAGACAATTAGAATTTGCTTGGTGGGCACGGTTTGGTGCTCCACGAGATTATGATGATGACGGGATTTTCGAATCTAAGCACGAAGGTCTTGATTTATATGCAGAAGTTGGGGACGATGTGATTGCTTGTGAAGACGGAATAGTTGTCTGGGCAAGTGATCAACGTCGCGGCATAGGTGGAGATTCACTTCTTGGAAATCACATTATTATAGAACATGACAACGGTCTTATAACTTGGTCTGGGCATCTTGATAATATGCTGAGCGGGGTTGGCGACGTTGTTTTAAAAGGAGAAACGATAGGTTATGCTGGGAGTTCTGGAAGATCAACCGGACCCCATCTTCATCTAATAGTCCAAGATCCAGGGAATGGTAGAACTGGATTTAAAATTAGGGACGTCGTAGATCCTTTAGAGTATTTAGAATAATCAAGGAAGCATACTTATGCCGAAAAAGGATAAACCAATTATTGTGGCCGTTAGTAGCGATCATCATGGTGGGTCCACAGTAGGACTTTCACCACCGCAAATTGAACTACCTGATGGCGACATACGAAGACATGGACCTGCGCAAAGATGGCTTTATAGAAATTGGATGTATTATGTTTCTAAAGTTAAAGCTACGGCACAGGAGCACAAAGCAGAGTATATTGCAGTAATAAATGGAGACGCCATAGAAGGTAATCACCATCACACAACACAAGTAATAAGCAATAACGAAACCGTTCAGATGCGAATAACGGAAGAGGTGTTGGCGCCATTATTAAATTACGCAGATCAAGTATATTTTACTAGAGGAACTGCCGCGCATGTTGGAGAAGAGGCTCGCCTAGAAGAAAAAGTGGCCGATACTTGGACAAATGTTGTAAAGGATGGTGACAATGCAACGAGATGGCAACTGGATTTAGATGTTAATGGGACGCTATTCGATATTGCCCATAAAGGCGCGATAGGACGATTGCCATGGACAACAGCTAATGCAGTCAATAAGATTGCTAGTGTAATAATTATAGATGCGAACGAGCACGATTATAAAGTTCCGAATGTTGTTTTAAGAGCTCATTTTCATACCTATGCGGACACTGGTAATAATTTTAGAAAGATTAGAGTTATAGCTATGCCCGCTTGGCAATTAACTACTGGTTACGTTAATAGTAATAATGTAGGGGCAATAGCAGACATAGGAGGACTTATATTTACTTGTTGGCCAGACAAAACGTATGACTTAGAGGTTGTCAGATTCTTTCCTAAGAAAGCGACCCCAATAAAGGTGCGGTCATGAAGAATGATATAACTGAAGACGATTTGCGGAAAGCAATAGCTGATGCGATGGGTAAATCAAGCCCCGGCTTCGCGCACGGGGAGACAACCGCTCCCGCGGAAGCACGAAAACACGGCATTACTGTTTTTAAAGCTCGTCAAATTCTTAATTATTTATCTGAGGAAGGCTTTTTAGAAAAGGCAAAAATTGTGTATACGGACGATTGGGGAGATGCCGTTCGTGTTAAAGGTTACAAAATAAAAGGAGAGTAAAATGCCTGATGAAGTTAAACCCGTTATTACCCCAATTATGCGACTCTTGAAGTCGTCTAAGTTTTGGGCTTTATTGATATCCGCCCTTGCCGCATCCGGCGTTCTTGTCGGCTCAAGTAAAGAGGCGGCCGAGGCCTGGATTCCCATCATTGTTATGGTAGCTGGAGTAGTCTTTGCTACCTTAACCGCATGGGAAGACGCCTCAGATAAACGATAATAGGAGAGTTCGCCATGGCATTTATAAGGCAAGGAACGTGTAATCGCTGCGGTCAGTGCTGTGGCGCGGACGGAAGCCCAAATCAAGCAAATCCATTTCCCAGCGATTGGCCGGAGGCCCTTCGTAAATGGTCTTTAGATGATGCGGTTCAAGAGTTATGTCCACAGCTTGGAATGTTTGGTCTGCAAAATTTAGGAGGTGGTTCAGATGAAATAGGTGTTCCAGAAGCCTATAAGCATGGTGGTTATAGAGTTAAAGGCAAGCAGTATTATTATGTTTGGATTACTGGTCAAGGCTGCTGTAAAGACACCAGTCCT